ACCTTATTCCCATCCCTCACACACAACACATTCTCATCCCCACCCGCAGCAAAATCACAAAATGCCACCTTCCCACCCTTACGCTCCATCGGCGGGTTCTGAAAACAATTCTGCAAAACATTGTAGTTAATCACCAAGTTCTCAGACCCCAAATCCATGAACTCACCAAAGATCATCGACCTAACCAACGGATGCTGCTCCCCCCACTTCTCAAACTGCTGCTCTATCCAACTCTCAGGTATGTGAGGACAATCATAGGACGTAACACTATGCGTCTTCCACAAATGAGCCTCCTTAGTAAACGCCCTATAAAATGCTCCCTGCGGCCCACCCGGACTGCTCATCACCAATAACCTGCTAGGTTGACACCGCTCAATCGCCTCATACACAGAATCACCCACCGTCTTCGCCTCATCAACTATCATCAACAAATTCTCGCTCGGCCCCTGCCTATGCCACCCCTCAAACTTACCCGGATCAGTAGTAGAAAACCCAATCGCACGACTCCCATTACTATACTCAACCTGACTAGCAGTTACCCTCCAACCCGGCCCCAACATCCCAGCAAGCTTCCTTAAACTCGGCCACAACTGATCCTCCACTTGACGCCATACCCCAGCCGTAGTAACCACCAAACTGCCGGGGAACCTCAACATATGCCACAGGACAGCACTTGCCGCCACCACAGAGGTCTTCCCAGAGCCATTAGCAGCCTTCATGGCAACTCGGCTATCCTTGTAATTCAAATCGCTCAGAACGCGAATCTGCCACTCATACGGCTGCATCCCCAGAAACAACTCAGGGAAGTTCTCCAACCGCATAGCACGCTTCATCACCTCACCCTTGGTTAACTTCTTCTTAACCGACTTTTCAACAACAGCAGGGCGTATTGCAGCTACCGATTCCTCAGTAATCTTAACCGATCTGAGCTTTTCTCTGAGCTTGAGGGGCATAAAAGTAGTGTCGGTTTTGCGTGGTGGGTTGATTATACCTATACCCGCGCATTGGGGGGTGCCACCTCCTCTTTTCCCGCTGCGAGCGCGGCCAATAGCGCGGGTGACACGCTGGTCTGCGTGATGTCGGCGGTGACTTCGCGCCGATCGGTCTTTACCCAATGCGCGTATCGCCGCTCCAAGAGCGCGATGGCAATCTTCCCATCACGTTGCGCGTGCGCGGTGGCGCGAGCCAATAGAAAATGCTCGTGATGCGCGATAGCCTCATCCACCACCTCCCGAAGCGTTGGGAATTTACGAATCCACTTCTCGAGTGATGAGCCTGAAATCCTGAGGTATTTTGCGCTGGATGCGATACTCATCCCGTCCCGCAACAGCCCGGTCAATTGATCGATTTGATCCTCGGTGATCGGTGGTTGGCGTGATGCTTTCATATTGTAATACGGCAAAAGTTGACGATTATTTTTCGCGTATATTATAGTGTATGAATACAGCAACAGTCAATTGTATTGTGACCGATGTCTTTGCCGAATGCGAAGACTTCGTGAAAGAGTCTGCCGTTCTGTCTGAAAAGGCTGAAACCAAGCGGCGGACTGAGGCTGCGGCAAAAGCCAAAGCAACTCGCGCGGCAAATGCGAAGCCGAAACCGCCGAAGGTCAAGGAGGAAAAAGCTCCCGAGCCGGAGGCGGTCAAGGAGCCGTCGAGATGCTGGATCGGGCCGGGACAAGGATTCCTGACGATCAAAAAGGGCAAGTGGCTCAAGGAGTAACCAAGACCCACGGCGGGGCAGACTCGCCGTGGGTTTTGCTTTACTGGATAGAATTTTTCTTTGTCCCCCCCCCAAATCCGGAGAAGGGAGCAAACGTCAAGGGTAGACGTAAAAATCCAGCCTGAACGCGGAAGCGGGAAAGGATTCGCGATGGCGTCACCAATCGCTAGGGATTGGGCGTGTGGAAAGCAGCGACCACAGGGGTTGGTTTCCCCCAAGCAACAACGCACGTGTCCTAGATTAACCTCAACACCTTTGCCGATAGGCATTGTCCACAGGGACGGAAATGAAGACCGCAAGCGAGTTTCCGTAGCCTGTGGTGCTTTTGTGTGCATTCGGATGAGTGCATACTGAAGCGCATTCTGCGCTAGAGGCTAAATGCCTATAACCATAAAAAAAGAACCACAATGACAGAAGAATACAAAACGTCGAAAGACGCGATTGATGGAATGGAAGTGTTCGGCAAGAACAGCACGGGAGCAGTAGTGACTGCCAAGACAAGTAGCAATGGGACAACCCAAGGCTATGATGTTGGCATTGAACTACAGTTGACCGATAACTTGCTCAAGAAGTACGGGAAAGATTTCCCGTTGGTGACTGGCGACAATCGCATTGTCACCATCTTCAATGAGCACATCGGCACAGCGACTCCAAAGGTTGCGAACAACGTGTTCGGCAAGCTCAACGATGAGCATCGGAATCGTGTTCCCTTGAACGACAGCAATTCACAGTACCACGGGCAGACTATGCATGAGGAAAAGTATGCAGTAAATGTCGTCCGAGGTGGTGAGAACATTGTCGAGACTCGCTACAGGCAGGTTGGCGGGGAATACCTGTTCAAGCCGAAGGCCATCGGTCAGTTGAAGAACCTTGTGCGTGTAATCACGCAGAGGGAAAAGCGTGGCTTGAATGCCCAAGCACTTGTGGAAGTGGCTCAAAAGAACGGTTTCACGTTCTCCGAAGCCAGCTTCACCCGTGACACGGTTGGGCTGAAAGGCTCACGCCCGAACGAAGTTGCCAAGGCGAAAGCTGACAGCGACAGACAAAAGCAGAATGAACAGAAAGGTATAGACGCCGCTGCTGTAATTGATGCAATGGCGGAATTGGCTGCATAATCCAAATCCCAAGCACATGGGGGCAGAGAGAAATCTCTGCCCCTTTTTTGTGCCTTGGTGGCTAAGAAGATTTCTTAGAATCCAGCAATCCCGAGAAGGGAAGGCATCATGCAAGTATCCCGAACCAACTAAATGAAGTTACTTCGGAGGGATGTGGGGGATTCGCGAATTCCCCACAGATAATGTTACTCACAGGTAGTAGTGCGTTTTCTCTCTTTTTCTCCTCAAACCTCATGTAAGAATAGAATAGAATAGAGTAGAGTAGAATAGAATAACTAAACAGGTGAGGAAGACATCAATCAATTTAGCAATTGTTCCACGTGGAACAATGCATCTAGTCCAGCTTACTGCCCCCCCTAGTAAGGTGGACTAGAAAATTCAGAGGGGGATACTCTCTGTAACGAGAACAGGCATAGTTTGTTACATGACACGATAAGTGCTGTACTGTGCCGTAACTAGGACAAGAAGGGAAAACATGAAAGACCTAAACAAAATCGTCATATATGACATACCGGAGAGGACGGTGGCTTCGCTTGAGGCTTATCGTGACAAAAGAATGCCAGTTGGAGGATTCCTCCGATCAGTCATAGAAGACAGGCTCAGTGCTGCATATGATCGGGCGGACTTAGATAATGCCAAGGCATTGGGAGACATTGTGAGATGGGTGCGAAATGAGCTTCCGGCTAAGGCAGGTGGAGTGGGTAATTACGAGAGGTGGCTAAAATGAACTGAATAAATAGAGCACAAAGCAAGAAGGTACTGCTTAATCTATCGCAGTCAATGAGAAACGGGAAGTTCATCCGGGTTAGCAAGTCGGCATTGGACGAACTGGAAGTGAAACACATACAAAACATGAGGCGCATGGTGCAGAGTCAACCAACAATGGGGAAGACCATCATGTCAGTCTCAATGGGCAATAAATACATACCTACTAGTTAAAGGAAAACATGAAAGACAAAGAAAGACCACAAATAAGCCTACCGCCTGAGATGCGGTGCGAGCAGATAGAGGAGAGAGAGAGGGAACACCACATGGAAGCATTAGCGTCCGCAGCCCACGAAACATTATCAACCGTGAATTTGTTCAGGGAACTAACACCGGAAGAGGTGCCTGAGTTCAAGGATTGGGCGCGGAAGAACTATGAACCACTGACAGAGATCAAGGGGATATGGCATCCCGTGATACAGGCAGAGTGCGCTCTAATGAACGATGAAACACACGAATAATTTTCCTCCATTGAGTAGATGGAGGGGGAAAAGCAGATAAAAACACTGAAAAGGAAAAAATGAAAAGAAAACCATATACACAATCAGACAGCTTCGAGGAGTTGCTGTCAACCAAGGCAGATATTGCCCCAATGTACGATGATGGGATGGAGAAGACTTCTCTCATCAGAGGCATCTATGTCAGCACCTCAGCTAAGGCGAGACGCCTCGTTGGAGTGTGCGGAAATCAGTATCAGGCGTATCAATACGCTGATGTTGCGGATGTAGCCAACAACGCATTGACCATGATGGGAATTGAGCCAGAGAGAAAGTCATTCCTTATTGGCAATGGCGAGTCAATGCGCTTGCGTTACACGGTCAAGAATCCTGAATGGGAAATTACCTCCCAGCAGGTAGGAGATAAGTTCTCTTGCGGCTTGGAGTTCAGCACTGGACACCAAGGTTACATCAGACCACAGGCAATCCTGATTGGAGGGTTCATCACACGATTGTCATGTCTCAACGGCATGACTTCCGAGAGAAGAGAGTTCAAGGCATCAGTCAGACACTTTGACACGGTTAAGGTGGATGGAGAACTGGTAAAGAAAGTCAACAATGTTATCAGAAGTCTTCAGGGCATGGTAAGATGGTTTGAATCAATGCACCCACATCACTGCACCAAGCAGGAGGGAGTCAACACACTGGAAAACATCTCCATGTTGCCAGCAATCAGGGAAAATATGTTGAATGTGTGGAAAGATCAGGGATCGTGGATTGGAGTTGATGCCACAGGAACAAAGGAGTCCCGCAATCTGGGCAACCTTCTCAACTGTGCAACCCAAGTCCTATCCCGGTCACATTCAGACCATAACATAGTACGGGCTACCCGGTTGTCATCTCTGGTATTCGATACCATGACTAGGATGGTGCAATCAGGAGAATACCGCACCAAAATGTTCAAGCCAAGAGAGTGGCTTCCGAGAGGACGCAAGGTTCAGAAGACGATTGAGACAGCAACCATCAATCATCCACCCAAGTCTCCTGCTCTAATCAGCTAGGAGAAGAGGGATGGGGAGGGTCTTAGGATGACCTCCCCATCCCACAAGGAGGGTGCGCGGAATCGCGAACCTGTTAAATACAACGGGGCATCATCTTCAAACCAATCACAAAATGCAACCATTAAATCAATGATAATACTAACGGTGGGTAATCCCAAACTAAAGAAAAACCTAGTTAGCCTTGGGTACATAAACGCGGGGCTGAGTCTTTTGCCAGCCAAGCTGGTGAACAACTACACTGACGAACTGAGTGGCGTAAATCTTTGCCCTTGGTCTACTGAAGGATGTAGGATAAACTGCTGCAATAAGACTGGTAGAGGAAAATATAAACAGTCTCAGATGGCGCGAGCAAGGAGAACCATAATGTATAAGACCGAGCCTGACCGATTCTTTGCACTCTTGGAAGAAGATTTGCTCACGCTTCAGGCACAAGCAGTCAAGAGGGAGGTGAAAGCTGCCTGTAGGCTTAACATCTACTCAGATGTAAGCTGGGAGAATCATGGAATCATCCAGAAGTATCCAAGCATTCAGTTCTATGACTACACCAAATCCATTCGAAGGGCAATGAGCAAGGATATGCCAAGCAACTACCACCTGACTTTCAGTAGGTCAGAGGATAACGTCATTGACTGCTGGAGGGCATTGTCCGAAGGAGTCAATGTCGCAGTGGTATTCAAGAACACACTGCCCTCCTCATGGATGGGAGTTAAAGTGGTTAATGGAATGAATCACGATCTTATCTTCCTTCATGAATCCCCAAGGATCATAGGACTAAAGAAGCTCCATGCGTCAGGGGGAGGATCGAGCAACTTCTTCGTGGATCATGAGAGAGCGATGGCCGAGCTTACTGTATGAAAAGAGAAAAAGAAGATCATATTCTGCCGCTGGAAGTTGTCCAGATGGATGACGGAATGTGGGGGATAGTAACCAATAGCAAAAACCCAGTTGGGCCAAGGCTCTTGAAGGGAGTTGCCTTGCCAAACATAACGCATTGGGGTCGCCTGAAAAGCGAGGAAGATGCAAACAGAATGAAGCAGAGACTAACAGAACACATAACAACGTATACAAGGAAAAGAAAATGAGTAGACCAATACAAGAAAAAGACACAGGAAAACCAAGGCAAATACGAATAGACCCCAGAACATTCATGCGGCTGCTTGCTGTAAGGGACATGATGGCTGGATACATTGGGATAGACAAACTGCATCTTGGTCAAGTCATCAATATCTTAGTAAATAATTATATTGAAGACGATAATAATGGGGGAGGAAAGCATGGCAAAGGAAAAATATAAAGATAAGAAAACACTGAGAACCTATAGGTTCAGCGATAACACACTGGCTAAACTGGATGAGTTATCCGAGAAGTCAGGGTTGCCGAGAACGGGAGTCCTAGAACAACTAATACACCTAGCGGAAATAGATGATGAACAGCAGGGAGAAGGGGAAGAGGGGGGAGAGACTGTGGCGTGATGTGTTAAGAGCATTCGGATTCACAGCAAGAAGAGGTCAGCAGTTTTCAGGAGGGGATGATTCTCCCGATGTAATCTGCGATGAACTAAACGATGAGTATCACTTCGAGGTAAAGTTTGTAGAGAAGCTTAACATTCACGATGCCATGAATCAGGCAGCGCATGATGCTGGCTCTAAGATTCCTCTGGTGGCTCATAAGAGAACAAGAACTGACTGGTTAGTAACCATGAAAGCCAGTGATTTCTTGAAGCACGTTGATAGACACTTAACCGAGCCGACCATTGGAACGCTCACAACCATAAGGAAACATGACAGAGAAACGAACACCACAAAACAACAACCAGAAGGATGAAGAGGCGGGACAACGACCAAAAGTCTCCAATCTGTTCATCAGAACAGGAAGCATAACAAAGGTATCAGCCGCACTGTGTAAGGCATGGAGTGAGATTGATCCCCCAAAGGAGAATGCAGTAAATCCATTCTTCAAGAATAGATATGCTCCACTGAAGGAGATCATTCGCGCAGCAAAGGCGGCATTGCCAAAGCATGGATTGTGCGTCATCCAGCCTACTACTATGATAGATGGACAGAAGTTTGTGATGACAATGGTTCTTCATTCATCAGGTCAGTACCTTGGCGGATTATATCCCATAACCCCCGGCAAGGTAGACCCACAGGGAGTAGGAAGTGCCGTGACATACGCAAGGCGATATGCCTTGTCATCAATGCTTGGTCTGGCAAGTGATGAAGACGATGATGCGGAGGCGGCAATGCCGACCACCCGAAAGGTGGAGAAGAAAGAAACCAAACGAGGGAAATCTGAAGAGATGGACTTCATCTAAACAAAAGGAACAACTATGTCAGGAATAACAACATCTGAAGGTCTGGCCCAACCAGCGAAGGAGAATTCTCCAGAAGAGAAACCCATTCGTACAGAGGCAAACCAAATGGAACAAGAAGACAACATCACCCTTGCCCTTGAGGACATTCATAGAAGGGCAAAAGTTATCGAAAGTATGACATCAGAACTAACCAGCAGGGTTGAAGAGTTGGAAGAACTCATCAATGAAGCAAGGTTAACGTGAGTCGGTTCAAGCTTATTTTGGTATTTCTGGGAGCAGTCGTTTGGCTGCTCTTGGTTTACCTAATAGGAAAAATGGCACAACTGCCACAACCATAAGGAAACATGACAGAGACAAAGAAAACGTATGAGAGGACAAAGATTGCCCTATCGGCAATCTTCGACAACCACCCTGAGACATCAGCACAGCCTAAACTCAAAGGCAAAATTGATTTCTTGGAGGATGTAAGCAAGAACGAAAAGCTTGAGATAGCTGCATGGGTTAACACCGTCAAGGAAGACAGTGATCCAGCCCACGGCGGAAAGCTCAAGAAAGGAGACAAGTACATCAAGTTGGAAGTATCAAGAGTTAAGGTAGAAGAGGTTGAAGTTGAAAGCGACTCTTCTAGCGAAGATATGCCGTTCTAATCCAAGGGAGGGCAGAAACTAAATCTGCCCTCCCTTTATACAAGGAGAAACATGAAAGCTAAAAAAGACACATACATAGCTATAAGAACTCTGGAAGAGTCGATAATCTTGAGGGCATCCTTGAGTGCTGTTGTCAAAGACAGTGGATTGAGTCCCCATGCAATCAAGGGAAAGAGCAGACCGGATTATCTGGTAACAGCAAGACACTACTACTGGCTGTTGTCCTTTAACACGGGATGCTTCACATTGGTACGACTAGCAAACCTGTTGAGGATAGATCACGGGTCACTTATCCATGCCAGAAATAGGCATAAAAATAGGTGCGAAACTGTGAAGGGATTCAACCAACGCTGGGAAAGACTACAGAAAGACTTCAACTATAATCGCGAAATATTACAGATTGAATATGAAAGAAAACAAAAGCAGAAGGACGCCAACCGTATGGTACAAAAATAGTCTGTATATGATGGAGGATCAGGAGATGATATGGTTGCAGAGGAAGGATTGTGCCTCATGTGCTGTATGGGAATGGCTTAAAGCTGATAGCTGGAAGCGATGTTCCCCGATTGTCAGAGAGTTGTCCGAGATAGAGAATGATGGAATATCCAATATGCTTGGGATTAATACTGAAAGACTCAATAAGATTGTTGAAATGATGAGAGATGATCTTGGCTGGATAACCGATGACATGAGAATCAAAAGCTGGCAGAAGTGGCAGTCAGTTGCAGTCAAGACTGCTGATGCTGACAGACACTACATCAAATACTGGAAAGACAGGACAAAGGATGAGGGAGAACCTGAAGTCCCCGCTGCCCTTAAACATGATTCCTTCAGCATTGCGTGGGAGGAATACAAGAAGTACAGGGCTAACAACCGATGGAAACCACTCATGGCTATGTCAGTGGAACGCAAGTGGCGTGAACTGGCAGAGTGGGGTCTGGAAGGTGCTATTGAGTCAATCAACCAGACCATCAAGCATGGCTGGCAGGGCTTGTTCAAGCCTCAGTCGATCATATCCAAAAATAAGGATGCGTCAGTCTGGGAAAAGACACAGAAGCTCAAGCTGGTTGAGGAATCTATGAAGGAACTCAAGGGTAGATTCTTCATGGGCGATCATACCTCAAAGTGGGATGCCTCAGAAGAAGCACAAGCAGCAAAGAAAACATACCTCTCCTTAAAGGAGAAATCCAAAGCATTGAGAAAGGAGATCATTGACTAGGTAACAGGACTTGCGTCCCACCAAAGGGGCGCATTTCCTGTACTATACTTCGCGCAACATCCCGCGTGATAATCCTCTTATTGTAGAGATTCAGCCAGTATTCTCTACGTTCATCTACTGGCAATTTCATCATCGCACTGATGATATACTGCGCTCTTGGAACAACACCCAATTGTGACTTGAGCATCAGTTCTTCCCTACTCAAATTCAACTCCCTAAACTTCTTAACCAAGGCATTCTTAACCAGCAGGGTATTATGCCCTTGCTTCATTTCCTTCAGCATATCCAGTGCAAACCTTGCCCTATCCCTTGGAACCATGTCTTTCGATTCCCTCCAAAAACTATCTACAATTCGGTTTCTTTCCGCTGCCCTTGCAGCCTCACCCTCCCCCAGCTTCTCCATCTCTATCATGTTGTCAGTCGGGGCAAGATACTTGGATCGGAATAATCTCTTTGCAATTGGAACCTTCTGCATCAGCTTCGGGCGATCCGAGCTATCTGCCTCTGGAATGAACTGGTCAAACAATCCAGCAGTCATCCCCCTGATCCCATGCTGCACAAGCAGAGGCGAGCCACCCAGTATCTTGGCTATCTGGCGATACCTAATAGGAGTATTGTTGTAATACTGCTGGTTGCTTGGCGCAGCCTCAAGTTCTGGTCTGACAATTTGCGAGTGATGATAGTAGTTCCGGTTAGAGGCAATCTCGAATGGGGTCTTAATCACCGGATTCAAGCTGGACATTACACTCTCGAATCTGCCCATCGGGTCAAGGTCAAGTCCACCAGACTTTGACTGGATGTTAACCGGAACAATACCCTCAATCAATCCGGATACCATCTCCTCCACTGCCTTCGGGTCTTGATCGACCATGTAATCCAACATCCCCTCTGTGAGATAGGATACCATGCCGAATGTTTCCCGTCTGGGGATTCTGATATACTCCCTTACCTTCTCCCCTGTCCACGGATGGGTGAAGAAACTTTCCATCGGGATATGGATGTAATGCTTCTTATCTTCCGGGCTTATCTTATCGTAATCATCATCATAATCCTTGCGCCTGTTCATCGACCACACCAAGACGGAAGGAACAGCAGCCATTGCGGTAAGTCGGAGTGCCATCTTCATTGCCTCTCCCCTGTCTCCCTTTCTGAAAATACCAGCAAGCCTGTTGAAATCTCTTTCCACTCCCTGAACGCGGGCATTGAAAAACATGAAGACAAGGTTAAGCCCCATAGCTTCTGTTGCTGTACCCATTCTG